CCCCGTCGAAAAACTGAATCCTCTCCAGTTCCGGAAGCGTCCGGAAGTCTTCGGCGATTTCCTTCACTGTCCGGTCCTCGAGCGCTATTCCTGCAATATATCGGCCGGCTGTCGTCCGGATCGCAAACGAAAAACGGCTGCGGATACTGAGATACGCAGCGCCTTTGTCTCCGTTGCGCTCTATCATGCGGGCGTACTGATAATGGCCCGTCTTCGGGTACACGATCGACGGCGACGCGACGTTGTGCGCTGGGTTGATTCGTACGCCGGTACAGTCCCCAAACGCACCGGTCTCGTAGTCGAAATATAGGGTCGTGTTCTGGTTCGGCAATTCCCGCCAGACCTCGTTCAGCGGTGCGGAAATGTCTCCGTAAGTCGTCCCGAACGGGTCGGGGTTCTTTGCGGTTTCCGTCTTCGGCTCGTTATTGAAGAAATTCGCGCCGGTTGCCTTTGCCATGACCCAGACGTCCGCGTTCAAATCTTGGATGCGGGCGAGCTTGTTTACTCCTGCGGACAGTACGGCGGGCGCTTCGTTTTCGCTCTGTTTGTATAACGAGTATTTATGCCCGTTTATCGTCTGATCGGAAGCGCCGACCGGAATTACGAGCGCCCACGGCTTGAACCGTAACGCGCCCATAATGTCCCAGGTCGTTTTCTTCTCCGTAACGGTTGGCGACCCTTGGTTCTGTCCGAGCTCGTAACCGTTGTAATACATCGCGATATGGCTCGCGTTATGGCTGGAACCCCGGTCCCATATGCACCAGTCCCCGTCCTGTAACGCTTCGCCCGGCTGAACGTAGTCAAAAACTTTGTTATAGCCGTATTTGTCTTTAAGTCTCCAAAGGTCCGAAACGTAACCCGTAAGGGCGCAATATGTCGAAACGTTTAATTTCATGTACTCGACGAAATACGCGAAATAGTCCCAGCATTGTTTCCCGTACGCGCCGTCTATGTCGTACGCCTTCCCGATCGTCATGTCCCGCCATTCTTTCGGTGTCATAATGCGCCCTCCTTCCAATTAAGAAAAAAACCGGAACGTGTCCGGTTTGGGTTTGTGTTGCTTTGGTTCAAAAATGTAATTCGTATTTATGTTTTCGCTTGCGTTTTTGGTCGCTAAATTGTTATATAGTGACCCACTGCCGGTCGGATTCAAGTGCTTTTGGCGACTTAGTGCGAATTAAACTGTTGTTTAACGTACCTATTTTGCGGAGTTCCCGCACAATTTAGAAGCAAACCACTGGTTGTAAACGTCCGGTAGTGAAGTAAATACCCATTTATTTATATTAATTTTCCATAAAATTGCTCCTTTATAACGGTTTAGTAACTGTAACCAATTCGCTTGCTTGGAACGGTGCACCTAACAGTATCGAAAGTTTATCAGCGTTTACTTCTTACATTGATGGTCTTTTCGGAGCAGTGCAAGGAGTAAGAACTGGTTATCTCACTGTGACTGTCTCGGCAAACATTGGTCTTCCGTCAAATGGTCACTTTTTCATGGCGATGGCAAACAGTGAAGGTTTCCGAATCTGTATTGCATTCTCTGTTGCTGCTGACCGCATCAAGATTTTGACTAAAACCAGCGGGAAATGGGGTACTGTTTGGAAGACATTCAGTGGAAGTTAAGCAAAACCGCTTGGTTATGCGCTATTTAATGCGTACCGCTCTGAATATCGCAACAGGGTCACCAGCCGCTTTTGGACCATCAACTCCATAACCTTGCAGATAAACAGTGCGTTCAGATGTAATAGAAACAATGGCACTCAAACTGACTGTCACATTATTCGTTACCGTTGTTTGAACAGTCGAACGTTCAGCGTTTCTTGTGCTAAAGCATATGGTCAATAACGAGTTTGCAGTTTTAAACGTAACGCATCCAGTTAGAACCCATATTCCTACAGGCAAAGTGATTTCTGCAATGTTATTCCATCCTGCGGGAATTGAGTCGCCATCCGACATCAGCGGTGTGCCAATTACTATGTCGCCTATGTTCGCTAAACCGTTATTTAACCGTGTAACTTCAGTCGTTAAACCGCTTATCGTATTTTGGTGATTGGTTGCCATATAGTACAAGCGTTCGAGAACCTCGCGCACAGTAGCCCTTTTCAGTACTCCGTTTTCTCCCTCAATCGGCCAGTTGCTTTCCGCTTGTGTAACGGCTGTCGGGGTCGCTCCATACCATCCGATCGCGACCTGTGCAACGGTTCCGGATACGTTGATATCTTGCCGGGTCGGTGTCCATGACTGCGAAATGCTAGTTTTAATTGACAGCGGGCTCGATTTGCTCGTATCAATTTCCGCGTAAATCGTGCCGTACTTCGTTCCGGAAGACGGCAGCGCCGCGTTGATCGTCATCGCGTCTGTGGTGAATTCACGCCCGCAAATAATCCCGTAAATGGGGCCGATATTGATTTTTGCCGCACCTGCTGGTGTCATGTCTACGTCTGCCAGCAGACCGTCTCCGAAAATCTTCTCATAAAGTCGGCCGTCGTCGGATGGCGAAACGTTTTCGCCTGCCCATCTAATTAAACGCATTTTTTACCTCGCTCTCATTTTTAATATTTCTGTCAACCGTTTGCGAACGTATCCGAACGTAAGCTCAATACTGCCCGCATTCGTAAACGATCGCCCGGTCAGCATGGTTTTATAACTGCCGTCGTCGTCGTGTAATTCGAATAACTGCCCAATCTTTGCGTTTGTATCAATTAACGCCGAATTTGTCCGCATCTCGACTTTAATTAAATCGTCATACCGCGTCGCGAACAGAATATCGTATGCCCGATCGTATGCCGCATCTGCGAACGTTTCGCCCTGCTGAATTGTTACCGTTTCGCATTGCTGAATAACCGGCAGTAAACGGTCCTGAGTTCCGTCCGTGTCAACGCGTCCGGAAAAGTTGTCCTCGTGCCAATAATACGTCCGTTCCTGGGTCGCGTCCGTGTCCAGCCGGATAATAACTTTATTAGGTCGTTCTGTTTCGCTCGCCGCTTCGATCTCGTACGCGGAGACGTCCGTCACCGTCAAGTCCAGATGCAACGGCGTTGTAGGAACCGCCCGGAATTTGAACGAGACGGTCTTCGCTTGTGCATCAAACGAAATATCCAAAACGACGCCGTAAACCTTAAAGAACGAAACAGCCAGGTCGAATACGCGATACGCTCCATTGTCGCTCGCCGTGTACGTTCCAGACGTGGAAGAACTGGAGGTCACGTTGAAGCCCGGAAGCCGTGCCGCTTCGTCGGTCCCGTCGAATAATGCCGTTAAGATATTGCCCAGCCACGTTTCAATTCTTTGGCTTTTCAGTAACTTTACATTCGCAAATGTGTACGTCTCCAGTAGGTTCGACATTTGAGAAAGAATAATCTCGGTTTTATAACCGTCGTAATTCCAGTCCTTTACTATGCCCTGAAAAATCAGCTTGCCGTCGTTCCTGATCTGCGCAAAATCGCCGGCGACGATCTTCACCGCCCCAAGCGCGGTGCAGGTGCTTTCCGTCTGCACAAGCGCATCGATTTCAATGTGCACGTCGGTTATTTCAGCGAACGCGCGATACGATAGGTCAGCACGTTTAAAAACGTCTATTCTGTACCGGCTCATATTGTTTCGTAAATCTCCTCGACCTCGACCCACGCTTCAATAGCCGTTGAAGCCGTACCGGTTACGGACAGAACCGAATGGCCCGGCGGGAAAAGCAGGAACGTTTCCCGGCTGAAGTCCGTATACTGGTACAGATTTCGAACAAAAGCACCGTTTGAGATTTTCTGTTCTTCGACGGATAACGCACCGTCCTTCGAATTTATTACGACTTTGTTCCCGGCTGGTATCGTCCGCGTTAGCGCTCCGGACATAACTATCCGGTCATTTACGATCATGTTCCAGACGGGGTCCGTAATCGGTCCCATAATTGTTATGATTGCCGGCGAATCTTCCGCAGAATCGTTCTCGATATTTATTACGCCGTTCTGGGCTTCCATGTATTGATAGTCGTAAGAATACGTATATTTTTTCGGGTTCGCGACTTCGTCCGCCGTTCTCTTCGCTACCGTCGGAATATACCACTTACTCGTCGCGGTGAACGTTCCATCGCATGAAAGCCGATGCAATTCCGGATCTATTTCTGCCTTTTCAAGATTTGTTATTTCGCCGTCCAGATATGCCCACGTGTCGATAGGCATATATCCCAAAACTAAAGGAGTTCTGCGTGCAAATTCCGCGAACTCCTTATAGACTGAATAATCTTTGAAAACCATTTTAAACGCAATTTGTTTCTGCGCCGAAACGTCTTCAATTTTTTCGTATGCGATACCGCTCCGGATGTATTCGTTGTCTTTTCCGATTCCGAACCCCTCCGGCTGATACATGAAGCCGTCCGGGCGCATACAGTCCCAAACACGCCCGGCTGCGTTTGTGATTT